CATAAGAAACTCCTATTGCCTTGTTACACCAATGCCCGCAATCCAAAACACCATGCCGACCACGACGACGCCGATGGCCCAATACATCTTCTGAGCGACTGACTTGCCAATCTGTTCATAAACCTTCTGGATAGCACGGTCTGCCGCCCGTTCAGCGATAGCGTCCATTTCAGCTTCACTCAGATTGGCGCTCATGGTCGTCATGTCCACTCAAAGATAATTGTTCCAGCCGATCCTGACGTGCCCGTGCCAACATACGCCCCGGCGCCACCGTTGCCCGCGATAGACGCACCACTCCCGCCAGTACCGCCCGCGTTGAGCGCCCCTGCGCCCCCACCAATACCTGATGTATTTGTTGTACCACCGGAACCACTGCCACCATACCCGCCGTTGCCGGGGGTTATGTCCTCCCCGCCCTCGCCACCGTCGCCACCGTAACCGTATAACGCAACTGCGCCAACCGCGAGCGTCCCAGTCACAGATGAGCTAGTGGCGTTCGCTCCGGGAGATCCGCTCAGAACCCCCTGCGCTCCACCAGCGCCGAGCGCGCCAACGGAATAAGCCAAGTTCACGCCCCAGTCGGCACTCGCAATAGCGAATATTTTCTCCGCGTAGCCGCCTTCTCCACCGCCACCGCCACCGTATTTTGGAGAGCCGCTAATTCCACCACCACCGCCGCCGCCAGCGCCTGCGACTTTGAGTGTCAAGGACGACGCATTTGTCGGGACCGCCTGATTAGCAGCTCCAGACGTATACGTGTTCGTGACCGGGGTGAAACTAACACCCACCGCAAAGAACATTTGGGCAATTGTCACGTCAAGCCACCGCCAGAGATAACAAAGGTGTTAGAGCCGACGCACAAGACGGTAGCCACCCCGTACTGAGCCAGCGTTCTGTTTCCCGTAGTAGCAGTTCCGGCGAGGCGCAGCGTTACGCTCGTGCCCTGCGTTAGCGTCTGGCTAGAACCGGAGTTGTTATAAATCGTTACGGCTTGCCCCGCACTAAACACTGACGCGGGGATTGTAACACCCCCGGTGCTTATTGAAATGTGCTTGCCGCTGTCCGTAACAACCAGAACGTAAGCTCCACTTTGCGTGTTTTGCACAATAGTGCGAACGTCACCAATAGAGTCAGAAAGAGTAGTGAAATTGGCCACCGCGCCGGTCAACGTCCCGGTCAGCGTTGGGCTCGCACTCAGCACCATATTGCCGGTGCCGGTGACGGCATTGGAAAGAGTGACGCCGCCGTAGGTGAGCGCGGCGTTCATCGTCACAGCGCCGACTAGCCTGCTTGTCGTTCCGACCCACAATGCCTTTTGCGTGCTGATGCCGCCTGCCGTGATAATCGAACCTGTCGTGGCCGAGGTCGCGTCTGTGGTCAGAGTGGATGAGACGCCAGCCGCCGCCGTAACCAGACCACTGAACGTGCCAGCAGCCGCCGTAACCAGGCCGCTGAACGTGCCAGCAGCCGCCGTCAACGTACCCGTCAGAGTCGGGCTGGCACTCAGCACCATGTTGCCGGTGCCGGTTACTGCGTTATTCAGGGTGACGCCGCCGTAGGTAATGGCCGCATCAAACTGCGTTGCACCAACAAGCCTACTCGTCGTTCCGACCCAAAGGGCTTTCTGCGTTGAGATGCCGCCAGCAGTAATAATGCTGCCGGAGGTCGATGATGTCGCGTCAGTAGTCAGCGTCGAGCTAATGCCCTGCGCGAATGGGATGCGAGCAGTCGTGGCCGTTTGCCCGTCTTTCGTGATCGCCGTCGTAAGCCCAGTCGCAAGGTCCGCCGTGAGCGCGTTAAACGCGGTGGATGAGATGACCGTGCCAGTGATCACAGGTTGGCCGGTGCTGTTGATTACGAAGGTGCCTGAGCCATTGTAAGACACTGTGATTACTCCTTAATTCTGTGTGATGCGGGGCGGGTCATGGGATTAAATGTTCCACGCCAACGCCGCCCATTCTTAATCCCGCTGCAAGACCCGCTGCCTTAGCCGTACCTTTGACTATTGTTGTAAGAACATTTCGATACCTTTGTGTCTTTGCTAAGTTCTTTTGCGCTTCTTCAATCGCCCTGATGCTACTTTTATATTTATCACTAGTTATCAGCCCAGCCCTAAAATCAGATGTTAAGTCCTTGACGGCCCTTTCGCCAATATCTTTCAAAGGCGCGGTTTCATAAAAAACTTGGCGGATTTCCAATTCTCTTGAACGTCGCATGATTTTAGCAAGCTCTTTGTTTGCCTCCGCGAAATCTTTACGCAAACCCTTTGTGGTATTTTTGGCGGCTTCTATATTCTCGCCAGCCGCTTTGAGCGCAGAGCTTTTGCCAACGGGAATCGCCGCGCCTTTTGCAGATGGCCTAGCTCCCCGCAGGGCTGACATATAATTTGATGCATTTTCATCGCCAATGAGCATGGCAAGTTTTGCTTCTGAACGCCTTGACACAGAGGCACGCGGCACTTTAGCTCCGGCTTCCGGCGCGGCTTGACGCACGGTTTCGTTAGCAAAGTTAGATACGCTTTCAATAGCTGCATCTCGTTCTTCTTGGCTCATTCTCCCAAGAATATCTTTGAAGTCAGATTCTGGCAGTTTGTCGTCAAAGACAGACTTTGCACCTTTAATGAACCCAGTCCTTGTCTTCAGGTACTTTTCAGATTCAAACATAGCCTTGTCATAAGTCGGATTAACGCGCCTCATTTCTGAAGATAGCGTTTTACTTATGGCCTGTATTGATTTCACCTCGCCGTCAGCGTCGTAGACAATCCTGCCAAAGTCATCTTTAGTAGAATTGACAAAAGCGTCTAAGCCTCTTTTGGCTACATGCAATGTTCTAGTATTGGGAACGCCAATGGGCTGCACATCGCCGTTCGCATCAAGAATCGGTTTGCCTTGGCGATCAATTTTAATCGAAAGGTCTCTGAAGTTTGGTATTTCGCCTTTTGCGTCGGCTTCGTTTTGGATGATTCTAACGCCGCGTGAAATGCCTGATTTTACTTTAGGGTTTTGCAACAAAATTGCTATGCGCGGCGTATAAACAGCGCCTTGCTTGCCTTCCAATATGTCGTTTTGAATTGAACCCAAATCGGTTTTTACCCTGCCAGCTTCTTCCGCCGCAGCAGCAGCCCTTTCACTGGCAGCTTCGATAGCTTTCTCGGACTCGCGTATTTGGCCGGGGTTAATGCCATAAACGCTGGTCTGGTCGTTTGCCCTAGCAAGCAATTGCGTATGGCTATTTTCTGCGTCAGCAAGTTCTTGCTGGGCAACCCTGGCATTACGGGAAGCGTCGTTAAACGCATTTTCGTATTGGTCTTTTAAGGGTGCCGTCGATTTGGGGCCAAAAGACTCTTCAAACAGCGGTGTAACACCAGCTTTACCGGCAGAAATTCTGGCTAACGCGGCTGGTCTAGCAAGTGGCGGGGCGATACCAGTCGCTTCCTGCCCAGCCTCTAAGACCCTATTAGGGGCATTTGCAAAAGTTTCCGCAGCTCGGGCCTTTGCCGTTGCAGCGGACGCGCCCTCCGCCGTTGCAATATTGTCTCTCGCCGCCATGGCGGCGGTGGTAGTCTTTTCGGACTCTTCTAACAACTTGGAAATGTTAGAAGCCTTTGTGCTTTGTGCATTGCTCGTTTTAAGATTTGCATTGACTGCTTCTAAACCAAATTCGTTGCCCATGCCGCGCAATACAGGCTCGGCGGCTTTTTCGCCTTTGAAAACATATCTCACTGGGGCGGAAATTGCGTTCACGGCCTTTGGTATTACCAAGGGAGACGCTAAAACACCAAGATCACGCCCTCCAGATTGATAACGGTTCTGAGCTTCACCAAACATCATATTTGCGGATTCACCAGACGTTGGGAATATTGCATCTTTCCTGTCTGATGAAACTGGAGCGCCAAACACACCTAAACTGCCTATTGCACGGACAACAGATTCAGCGTCTCCAGGAAGTCCAACAATACCGCTAGGGACGCCTTCTACAGCCCCTGTCGCCACTTGACCGTACGCATTCAGAACTTGCCGACCCGTGGGTGCCGGTATCTTTGGCGGGCCATTTCCATCAAGAGTCCGTCTTACTCGGCCACTAAACCCTCCGCGCCCCGTCCTAGTATCTTGAGGAGGAGGCGGCATTGGAAGATCGGACAAAGCTGGGTCGGTGCGGGACGACTCTAGCACAAGCGGATTTTTGTTAACCGCGCTGGGAGCAGCATTTGTTGCTGCGGCCTTGATACGAATCCTGGCTAATGCTTTTTTTTGTTCTAATGAAAAGTCTGTCATTTGAATAAGGCCGCGTCTTCGGGAGAAGCGCGGTCCCATTCTTCTTGCGTTAACCCAATTCCGGGGGGGACTTTCCCGTTCGGGCGCGGAACCGCTGCGCCGCCCGTATTATCAGCAGCAGCGTCCGCCGAATCGTACTCCATCGGGGCCACGCCTTGAATTTCTGCGTCCCTATTATAGAACTGCATATTTTGTTTGATTCTAGCTTCCTTGGACTCCAATATTTTTCGTATTTGACCTTCAACTTCATCCTTATTTCTAAGCAAATTAAGGTTACCGCCCAGCGCCTGTATAACTCGCAAGGCGTCTTGCTCTGTCATAACACCGCCGCCAACGGTTTCAATTCTTAAATTGCCAATGAGTTGTTGCAATGTTCCACGCTGCATAGCAACTTGAAGAGCGTCTCCTTTTAATGAGCCGCCAAAAGCCGTGGTAAATTTGTTTACAAAATCTTGCGCTATTAATTTAAAGCCCTGTGGGGTGCTTCCTACACTCTTCATGTAGTCCTTTAGCTTGGCCGCTGTGTTTATATCAACAATTAATGATTCTCCCAGTTTTATAAATTGTTGGGATGTAAGGCGAGGCAATGCTTTTACAACTGTGTCACTTACGTTCACGCCCCCGGCTTGCGCTGCTACTATTTGGGCGTCGGACATCATAACTCTTCTGGGTTTACCGTCCGGTCCATCAACAGTTACAAATCTCATTGTAGGAACGCGGGTTGCGTTAGCTATTTGAGAAGGGGTTTCGCCAGCCTGCGGAACTGTAATGCGACCACGCCCATCAATATACGCAACAGTTCCTGGACGAAAACCAGCGTCCCTAAGTTCTTCTGGTTCAAGTCGTCTGCGCGTTTCGTCTGTGACCTCTTGGCCGCGTATTAATGCAGCATCCGTAATTTCATTTTCTCTATTGCGGTTTGTATCTTGCAAATCCTCCGCCCGCCCGAGCCTATTCATAGCAAACGGCAAATACCGGTCCGCCGCATTTTTCGCAAGGCTGCTTCCGCCACCTAACGTATAAAGCGCATTCATTCGAGATTCAGGATCGAGAATATCCGAAGCGGGTTTCCCAGCATTTACATTGTAGTTTGGAACGCCTTCAGCATCATCACCAATGTAATCGCCTTGCGATGCTTCAGTTGCTGGGGTTCTTCCGAATATGCGAGCGAGTTCTTTATTGATTGCGGCGTTCTCCGCAGCAGTAGCCGCCTCCTCGTCCCTCGACGCCTTGCCCGACAGATACGCCCCGCCGAAGCTGGTCAGCCCACGAGCCAAGGCCCCCATGCCGGACACGGGCGCGGTAATGCCGCCCGCTGTGGACACGGCTTGCTCCTGCGCGCCCATCTGGGAAAGCATGTCAGCCAGCTTTTTCTGGCGGGCGATAGAAGCCAAGCGCGTGGTGTAATCGCCGGGGGCATCGTCTGATTTAAACAGGTTGATAGCAGCGTTCTTAACGCCGGTGCCAAGGTTCCCAATCGTGTTGCCAAGGCCGCTAAGGGAATATAATTTCTCTGCCATCACAATGCTCCGTTAATCTTTTGCAAGGCTTTACTCTTTATTCAAATAACCGCCAGGGGTTATAAGGTTGCCAGCAAGGCCGCCAATACCGCTATACAACCCGCTCAACGCGCTCATCTTGGAATTATACGCCGCCGTGTCGTAGTTGCCCTGATTGGTCGCCGCCTGAGCCACGGGGGCCGCGCCGATCTGCCCGCCGCCCGTGTAGCTCTGGAACTGCGGGTTCTGGATCTGCGAACCAGACATAAGCGCCGTGATCTGATTCAGTGGGACATTGTACAGACCAAGCTGCTGCTGCAAAGCCTGTGCAGCCGCTTCATTGCCAAATTGCGCTCCGCCAAGAGCTTGATTATAGCCTTGTGCAGCGCCTTGGTTGTAAAACCCAGCCTGACCTAATGCTTGACCGTAACCTTGCTGGTTTGCGCTCATGTCGAGGCCAATGCCTTGCAAAGCGGCTTGACTAAGCAAGTCGTTCTGGCCCTGCTGTTGTTCGCGCATGGCGTTATTGTACGCTTCCGACCCAGGCGTAATACCCTGATTGGCAAGCGTCTGGGCCGTAGCTTTAGTTTGCTGGTCAATCTGGGGCTGTAGGCGGGCCATAATTGCCGCCTGCCCTGTCATGCCAGCATTGACCGGCATCTTGGCAACATTTGACATATCAAGGCTGGTTTGTGGTGCGAGTTGATCGCCCAAAGAAGTCTTAATGCCAGGGCCGGTGTAGTTAAAAGGCGTACCCATAATTTTCTGGGCAGTGGCGGCACCCTGTTCTCCAAGCCCCGCAAGGGACCGCTGGACGCGCTGCTGCGCGTCAAGTGTAGCTTGGGCGTCAGGCGTCAAGGTTTGGGTAATGGTCGGCTGCGGCGTACCTTCAAACCCACCAGCCATGTCATATGTGACCGTCTGGTTGCCATAAGGGCTGACGATATTAGGGTTGCTAAGAACAGCCGTCTGCCGCCCAGCCGCTTGGTTAGCTAAGCCCTGCTGTCTTGCAGCTTCTGCGTAATCTGGCGCTTTTGGCGCTGATGGCTTACCCATATCGTTCTCCTAAATACCTACAATCAGCTTTTTTCAGCGTGTACAGAATAATGTCGCCGTCCGGTGCTGCGTCTGTAATTCTTGCTTCTTCTGTAAACCCTAATTTCTGTACAAATCTCACGCTTTTAGCGTTTGCGCTGCTTACTGGGACAATGGCTTTTTCGACCCCACAAGTGACGTAAGCATACCTAAAAATTGCCCCTATGTATGACCTGTTGATCTGTCCGCTAATAGCTATATGAGCCATAAGTGAGCGGCCATTCCAGTTCTCATACATAACTCCCGCTACAAGTTTTCCATCCCTTTCAAGCCCAATAGCAGTAGCGGTATCGCCGCTAAAACTGCCGTTCATCTGCTTTGCTGCCCAGTGGCCCACTTCGAGCCCGCTAACTATACGCCAGCCCATCCGGTTTGATACACCACATCTGTTGAAGCCCATTGAATCTCAATGCCGCTGCTGACCGTCTTCATCTGTAAACCGCCGCAATAACCGATGCCCGTGATGCCAAGCCATGTGTTCTGGACCGACAAACTAGCGCCCCACAAAGCCGTATCCCAAGTGCTTGCCGCCCCATCCCAGACGGCATAGGACGTTTCGGTAAACGTCAACGGTGCCGTGGTATCAGACGTGTCAAAGTCGATATTCATCCCAACGCTGATAGCTGGACTGCCGTTGCTGAAGATGCTTGGCCTGGCGCGGGTGAAATATTTCTTAACGCCGCGCGCGCCTAGATAGTTGAACGCCTGGAGCGTGGTGGTAACAATGTTGCTAACGTCATCAGTGTAATTGTCATCCCAGGCATGGCCGACATAACCGTCTGAGCCGAAATATGGCTCCTCGCCAAGCGTCTCCCAACAATATGCAGCCCAGCCGGTGAACTGGCACCATGACTTTGTGATGCTGTTCATGACGAATTGCTGTTGCTGGTTGTCGGCAATTGGAACATTGATCCAGACAGCGTTGTATTTGGCAGTGTAATAAATCTGCCAACCAACATCAGCATAATTCCCGCCGTATTGGGTCGTGGCCGCTGTAATTGCGCCTTGGATCTTGTCAGACAGAGCCACGCGAGGATCTAAGCGGCTGGATTGCAAAGCTGCGGCAAAGGGCAACAAGCCGTCGTATGTAAGTATGAGCAGGTCGCCGCCGTATTTGAGCATGACGCGATCTCCAACGGGCGAGCCTACGTTCCAAACGCCTATCAACGCCCATGTAGCTGCGCTGGCCGGGTCGGTGCCGCGATAAACAATGACTTCGCCTTGGCTGGTAATAAAGGCAAGGTTGTCATCGACACCATAGCCAGCGTCAATCGTCCAAGTGTCCAGATCAACCAGGCGACCACCGAAACGGCAAACGGAACTCATGTCGATGTACTGTGCCGCGCCGCCAATTGAGCTAGTCGGCAGATACCAGGCTTTCAACGTATTCTTTTGAATGAACCAAATGCGGTTTTTGAACAGCGTGATGTTGGACAGGTCATTGTCAGTGACGCCCGTGATGGACGGAGTTGACCAAGTTGTGCCGTCGTACAACAAAGCATTGTCAGCGCCGTTGACGGCCATGAGATAACTGCCGCCAGCCGTGGTGATGTTGACGTATTCCCAAATGCCGTTGGTCAGACCGGATACAACAGCCGCGCCCACAGCTCCGGCGGCAGTTACGTCATAAACGTAGCCCGTGCTGGTTACAGCAAACATCTTCGACGTTGAGCCGCTATTATAAACCATAATGGTCTGGGCTTTGCCGCTGAGGCCCGTGGCGTGCTTGGTATAGCCGCCTCGCATGGTTAGACTGCTAACCGTAGGAAACATATTTATCAGCGTTACGGCGTCTGTAGGCTCCATGTTGGCAATACTGTCACGCGCATTCCAGCCGCCCAACGGAGCGGGCAGCGACTGCACTTGAGCCGCGTTACCTTGTACTAAAGAGCGTGGACTAACTGCCATATCCGCTATCCGGTATGTTGTCCCAGCCGATAAGGACTGAGCCAGGTCGCGGGGCGAAAGATAGGTTAGCCGCCGATGTGTCCTGAGCAACACAGGTGTCAAACTCAGTAAGGTAATCGCGGTAAAGCGCCGTCGTGTCGAAGCCCTTAGCTTGGAAGTATTTCAGCTTTGTGGACAACACCATCACGCGGTCGGGATATATGCAGGTGTCAGTGTCAACCGTGAAGCTATTCTTCACATCGCCATTGGCTGCGTTTGCCCAGCCCTTGCTGCGATACTCAAAGCCAAGGTTTTCAGCAGTTGAGTAACCAGGCCAGATCTGGAAATAGCTACCCAGCAAACGCCAGCGGATGCGAGGTCCAGTGCTGATAAAGCCACTGAGAAGCCATTCCCACTGCTGCGCGCTTTCTGGCCCGAGCATTTCCCAATGCTTGCTCTTGTCCCACTGGGTACGCGGCACGATGCTGTCGTAGTCAGACGGCAGGTCGTACTTGACTTTCTGAAAATAGATCGTCCCAGCAGTCACGGCACTGGTTGAGTAAGACGAGACTGTAACCTGCGTACCGGAATCAACGCTTGTGATAAACGTGGCATTGGGGAACCCCGCGCCGACAACCATGTAAGTAGTGTCCAGCCCGGCAGTGGACGGGATGCCGGTGATGGTCAGTGCGGTGGTCGTGTATGTACCCGTCGTGGTCGTGTATTCCGTAAAAAAGCTGTACGGTATAGTAAGTTCGCGCCAGTCGGCCTTACGCAACAATTCGTACCCAGAAGCGTTCATCAACGCCAAAATCTGAGTAACGTCTTGGTTCGTATTTCCCGCTACCGTGGTCGGTGTAGGAACGCCTAGTTCATTAGTTGCCTGCTGAACCAGTTGAAGCATCGTCGTAGTTGACATCTAGATCTTCCTTGCGTGGCCGACCAGGCTTGCGCTGCGCCATGAGCAGGGCCATTTGAGCCTTCAACTCATCTAGCTCGCTGCGAGTCTTAGCCAATTCAGTGCTGCTCTCAGATTGATTTCGCTGCGTCAGATAACCCCTAGCGCGTTCACGAAGGCCAGCGGCGCCCATGCCGATCCGTTGCAACTGGGCGTCCGTGGCCGTCGCAACTTGCTCGACGGTCTGAAACTTCAAAATCTGCAATTCAGCCATTTGGTGATCATTGAAGTCCTCCGGCTTGTCTTTGTTCCACTGGTCCAGCTTCGTTCCGATCACCAGACCGTCGCTATTCTGTGACTGGAAATGGAGCCACTGACGAATGAACCGCTCTTTGTGATGGTCGCGGGCGGGCTGTTCAATGATGTTAGTTTTATCTCCAGGCACCATAATTCTCACAAAAGGCGTGTCCTTGTAGGGAGCCTTGTCATGCACATAGAACTCTACATGCAGGTGAGAATCGGCATTGGAAATATCGCTATCCATAGGCATAAATTACTCCTTACGTGGAAGACAGAGCCGCACTGACGGCCCAAGTGGTGGCAGAAGTGCCGAGGCAAATTCCAGTTTTGGTATTACCCAAAGCAACGCCAGTCGCACCGGCAACCGCCGCGTTAATCGTGACGCCCGTAGCTTCGTTGCTGTAAACCTGAATGGTCTGGCCGCTCAGATTATAGATGTAAACAACCGCACCAGCTTCGCACGGGGGCAACTTCACGCCAGTGGACGCCGAGGAAGTCGTGATGGCGTTAACAACAGCCGAGAGCTGCAAGGCAGTGGACTGATTGGTGCCAACGGCAACCAGAGCAGTCGCGCCGTCGCCGCAGATGGAAATGGTCGCCAGCGGGGAATTACCGGAGGCAAGGACTCGGGAAGGAATGGGCATGGTTTAATCCTTTTCTAAAGGTTTTGAACGTACAACGTGGCATATGGACAGGCATCGCCTTTGTCCGAATGCTCGTACTTAATGTTGTATTCAGAGAATTTGCTCTGCCACCATTCGCTAGGAAACACGGATAGATGAAGCGGGTGGCCGATCAGCTTTCCCATACTATCGTCAAACAAGGCTATTTTGAAATAGCAACTGTCAACGCAATCCATGATATTTCTAATAACGTCAGACACATCCTCCGGCGGGATATGTTCCATGACATCAGTGCAGTAGCCAATATTGCCGCTGACGCCAATCGGTTTGGTTAGGTCGGCTACCGTAAAGGGCAAGTTATTGCCTTCGTCGCGGCAATTCTCAGCAAAATCAACGAGTTGCACTTCGCAGCGGGTCAGGTTGGAAATCTTCTGACCGCCCCGGCCTGTGCCGCAGCCAAAGTCCACAATGACATCGGTCAGCTTGGGATCGGCAATCTGGACAAAATGCTCCGCAAATGACTCGCCGGGGGCGACTTCCCGGTAAAGCGGGGTCTGCCACATGGCTTCGTATTTACCGACTTCCGTCATGGGCGCGGGCGGCTCAGACATGGCCTTGGCAATAGCCGGGAGGAGGCCGTGCCCGTGGACCTGGATGATCGTATCTTCTTCCGCAAGCTGCTGGGCTGCGGTCTGGAATTCCATAGCCTGCCGGGCCATCCAGGGGGCGGCAATGTATTCCTTGCCGCTGACCCAATAGCCTTCGCGGGGGTCTTCGGCGTTTGCCGCCTGGGCATAGGCATGGCCTTCGCCATTGGAATAGCTGGAATCAAAGCCGTAAAGGTGGATTGAGCGGTAGCCCATGCAGAAGGCGATGCTCATGGCCTGAAGGCCAACGGTGGTCCCGCCGCCGATCAGGGCGCAAAGACGATCACCAATGTATTCCTGAATGCCAGGGTAAGCCGGGTGCCACAGGGTAACGTCATGGCCGTCAAGCGCCTCAAAAACGCCATCGCTGCACTGGGACGCAATCAGGTATTTCGTATTCTTATTGGGCTGAACAAAGCCCTGATTGTGCGCTCTGGCGTCCAAAAGCACGAAATAGTCCGGGGTCACATCAAC